CTTTCTACCGTCTATATAAACATGTCCTCCAGATTTAACTGCAGTAATAAGCTCTTTGAGTAGGGTATTAGTTTCGTCTCCTAATTTAGTACCCCCGGCCATTACAAGGGTATCTTTAGGATTTGCTCGAATAGTAAAATCATCAAAACTACCTTCCTTTTTTCCTTTTCGCTTTTTACTGTATTCACCAGGATTTAATACATTACCTTCTTCATCAAATATATCATCATCAATCATAGACGAAAATACAGTATTAAAGAATCCTTTTGTACGTATATTTTCTACTGTCGCAGTAAATCCTTCTAAAGCATCAATTAAACCTCCCATTAGGTCAACATCTAAAGCATCAGTTAATTTACCAATCGAAACAGTCAAATCTTTAAACGTTTTAGAGAGCTCGTCTTGGAATGCTAAAGCTTTTTCTTGTCTATCTAATTCTTCTTTACCTATTTCTCTGAGGGCTCGAGATCTAGCGGAGGCTGCATCTAGACCTTCTTTTTGATACTTAGCAGTAAGAGCGGCAATTTGCTCTTCTTGCTTCATGCCGGCTAATCCTTCAACTCTAGAGGTTTTTTCAAGCTCCACTAAAGCTTCTCTTTGCATAAGAGTTTTAGCTAATTCCTGTCGTGACATCCCAAATGCTTTAGCAAGTGCTTCTTGCTGAATAACATTCAGTTTTGCAAAATCCTCAGAAGTTCCTACATTATCAGCTACTTCTTTTGCTAAGGTTGCTTGATCGCCCATTAAGGCAGCCATTCTGGCTCTTTCTAAATTTAATGATCTACCTGTTAGGAGTTCTGCTTGTAGCTCTGATTCTATAGATGATTGAAAATCAAGTAAAGAACTACTTGTATTTTCTAATTGACTTAGAGTAAGTCCAAACTTTCTAGCCTGGAAAGCGGCTTTCGCTATACCGTCCGGGAATTTTTGTACTGTAAGAACTGTTGCTTCTGAAGCGTTACCTATATCGTTTAATATATCGGCAAATCTTAGATTTAAATCGTTAGCATCATTTAATCCTCCTACTAGTCCAACTACTTCACTGGTTACTCCGCTAAAGCTATCCCCTGTTGAAGCTGCAAATCTAGCTATATTGGCCGTAGCTTCCTCAGATATACCTAACCTATCAGTTAGGGTTAGGAAGGTTTTAATAAAATCGCTTGACTGTACGGTAGCAGAGCCTAATTGTTGGCTCATAGACTGTATTCCTCTAGTAACGTCATCTACGTCAAAAGCACCTAGAGTATTACTTAAGTCACCAAACGCTCTTTTTAGGTCCCCGGCGTCTGATTGAGGAATTTGAAGAATATTTACCAGGTTATTGCCAAAGTCCTCTAATATTTTAGTACCACTTATAAGTTGCAGTAGTATTCCGGTAATACCGGCTTTTGCAGCTCCTTTAGTAAATTCTTTTGAACCGGCAGCAAAAGCTTGAACTGCGTCTCCTGTATCTCTCTGTACTTCGGCAGCTTTCGTAGAGGCATTTGTAAACTCTCTAAAAATTTCTCTAATAATCGGTATATCATCCACCGCTTTGCCGAACAAATCAAATGTTCCGGCAATTCTATCAAGGAGTTTATATTCTCTAGTAAGAATTTTAGCCTCTTGTGTAGTTTCCCTACTTACTTCTAAAGCTTCTTGAAGATCTTTAAGTCTTTCAGCTTGCTGTTCGTTGAGGTTACTTTGAATCCCTCCGACACTTTCAAGTAAGTCCCGTATTTTCCCCTCAAGAACCTGTTGTTCTTTAATGGCCTTATTATAGGATCTTTGAAATTTTTCTCGCTTACGAGCGTTAACTATATCATCTCTAGTATACCTACTGAGTTCCTTAGCTAGGTCTGTAGACTGTTTAGTCTCTTGGTTAAAATCTCCTCTAGCTTTTGATTGCTGCTTGAGAATTTCCAACAGGCTCTTACCTAGCTCATTTCTGAGTCTTTCTTCTTCAATAAAGTTAGGATCTGTACCTTCAGCCATATTAAATTATATAATATAAATAGGAAGACCTCTATTTTTTAGAGGCCTTAGTACTATATGAAGGTTTGATATCGGGTTGTAGGGTTTTGAATTCTGAGTCTTTATTTTTACTTTTGCTCTTCTCCATCTCTTTGGTATAAAATTCTTGAATTTGATTAAAAGTAAATTTTCTTAACCAGATAGGCATATTATACACATCATGCCAAGTATATCCTCCATTTCCGTGAAATACTATTTCATGTATTTGCTTAAATATGTTTGATCTAGACTCACGCGTCAGGCCAAAAAAACCCGACAGTAATAGGTATAGTAACGCCCTCCTCTACGCCATTTGAGGTAGTAACTGAACTTACCAAATCCACGTCGGGGGATATACGGTTATAGTGTTTTCTAAGTTCTCTAGCATCTCTAGCTAAGAGGTATGTATCGACAAATTGTCTAATATCTTTTTGTTCTCTAGAACCATTAACAGAAGTAATAATATGCTTTAATCTAGTAGAACCTTCAGGATTAGCTTCAGCATCTATTTTCTTAAGCCCTCTAAGCTCCTCTTCAATTGCTCTTTCATCTTTATGAGTTAATAGTTTAAATGTCACTAAATTGCCAGAAGAAGGTAGTGAAAATTTAAATTCGTTTGTTTTATTTTCTACTAACTCTTCGTTGAGATGTTTATTATTAAGTTTAGTTAAATCTGTAGTTACTTTCTCTCCTCTGTATAAAAACTCATAGTCTTTTCCGTATGCTAAAATACGGGCAGCAATCATAATAGCGTTTTTGTCTCCTATTAATAAATCATTAAAATCTACACCCGGTGTAACTATTAAAGACTGAAGAAGTTTATCGATAGCTGTACCGTTAGCTAGGTAATTTTGATTGGTAAGTATATCTTCTTCTCTTGCTGTCATATACTTCATTTCAATAGTACCTGATGCTAGAGGTGAATTTTCAGGATATAATAATCCTTTCGAGGGTAGTTCTACCGTTTCGGTAGGTAATTTAAATTCGGCCATAAATTTTATTTGTTAAAACCAGTTCTAGATATAAATATAAGGTAAATAACTTTATAAAACAACAAAACCCGGTAAAAACCGGGTTCTGATATAAGTAAAAATGGGTGTTTAAAAATTTAATACAGCATAATCCATTGCAACTGTGATTGTAAGCTCTACTGCTTCTGAGCTTGACCAGTCAAAAGAACCTTGAGACATATCTGTAATAAATGCTCCTTTAATAATCCATTCCGATACGATATCTCCTACAGGTCCTAATACGTTTAGGGTTAAATCCTTTTTATACTGATCTGAATATCCAGCTCTACCGGTTACAGATTCGTATGAAAGACGTGCCCATTCCATTACCGCTTGTGCTCCTGATGGTGTGATTGGATCATATAATGTCATGTCCATATCTCCCCATTCTCTCTTTCCACGTACTTTTCTATAAGAGTTGATGTGGTCTAATTTGATAGACTCATCGGTGAAGTTTGGAGCTGTTACGTTTCTTACCATGAATGATGGAATACCATCAACGTACATTACAAATCTGTTCTGTACTTTAGGTTCGAAAGCTCTAAACATTATTTCGTTAGGATCTAAAGTTGCCATGCTATATTAGTTGCTTTATTATAAATATTCTATTTTAAAATTATGCGTCGAAAGTAGCTCCTGTTGGTTCTACAACGAAGTCTAACACAATAAACTCTGCAGTTTTAGCTGGCTGGATAAAGATCTGACCTACTAGTTGATTTCTGTCAACAACGTCTGCAGTGTTGTTTGTATCGTCCATTACTACTCGGTAAGCAAATAAACCTTGCTGCTGTACTACTGAATCTAAGTAAGGATTTACAGCTGCTAAGAATCTGTTACGAGTTGCAATTGTGTTTTGTTCAAATACTAAGTTTCTTGCCTGATCACTTAAGAATTTCTTAAGTTCGATAAGTAGACGTCTTACGTTTACTCTATCAAGTGCAGAAGCTTTAGTTTGTAAAGTTTTCTGACCAAATACTGCTATACCTGTTCCAGGGAAAGTAGCGATTGGGTTAACTTTTCCGCTGTAAAGAGTATCTCTATCTGTTCTAGAAAGTTTTTTCTCTGCTTGAATAACTCCGGTTAGTCCTCCTCTTACAAGTCCTGCAGGTGCAAACCATGGTGCTGAAGCTCCATCTGTGAATGCATAGACTCCTGGGATCACTGTTGAAGCAGGTACCCATACGTTCTTACCAGTAGCTGATAGCATTTGTAGCCATGGCCAGTAAGAAGCTGCATAAGATGAATTCAATGAGGCTGCTTTAGATACTGTATTTGCTACTGTATCTCCGTATCCTACTAGATCTAATACTGCAATAGCATCTCCTCTTGATTCAACGATAGAAACAATACTGTCTAGTTGAGTTGCATGAGAAGCAAATTCGTATGCAAGACCTGGTGCTGAAATAATGTTGAACTGATAGTCGTCTTTATTGCCTAAAAGAGTAATAACGTCGGCATAATCAGTACCTGTTAGGCCTTGTGTGTTAGTGTCGTTAATATCTTTAGTAAAGTTTGCACTAGCTACTGCAATAGTACCGGTAGCACCGCTAAACGAACCAGAGCTAGTAATTGGAAGAGAGCCTGAGTATGATACTCCGTCTGCATCTGTTCCAACGGTTACACCATCGTTACCTACATAATTTAATGTCTGTAAATTTACAGCAGATACATAAATGTAGTTAGACTTATTAACATAATCTCCTGTAGTGTTAACTTGTGAAGCATCTGCTGCAAGAGAAGATACTTGGTCACCAATAACAGAAGCAATATAGTTTGAACTGTTAGGGTCTAACGAAAGGTCGTTGAATGTCTCTAATACGATTTTATTATTAGTACTATCATCTCCTCTACGTACCTGCAGAGTAAAAGTACCTTTTGAATTATCTACGTTAGAAACTTCCCATCTTAGGTTATCGCTTGAACCTGAAACTAATGATCCGTCTGAGTTTAAGCTACCAGAGTTGTTATAAATTACTCCTTTACCGATTGATTTAATAACAAAAGGTTGAGAGCTGTCTTTAGCTGAAGCAGATACATGAGTAGAAGTAGCAGAAGTCCATCCTGCTGATCCTGATACAACTCTTGCTACAAGAACGCTTTCTCCTCCTTGATCAAAATAGCTCTTAACAGCCATAGATGTTAGGAATTCTTGCTTAGTAGATCCGCTTTCAAACGTTACGCCAAATTTTCTGCTAAAATCATTATATGAAGTAACTAGAGTTGGGATCTCTACAGGTCCTTTTACTGTAGGCCCGATAATTGCTGCTCCTACGGCTGGGGGTGCCGGTTGAATAAATGAAATATCATTTTCTCGTGCAAATACACCTGGGGAGATAATAGTTTCTGCCATGTTAGGTAGTGTTTATTTTATTTCTATTATAAATATAGTTCGAAAATCGAAA